GTCACGGCCGCGGCAGAGGTCCCGATCTCGAATTTCGTCCCGCTCCCGCCGGTCACCACCGCCTTCAGTGTCGGCCGGCCCTTGAACAGGGTGGCCGTGTCGAGGCTTACGGAAACGCTTCCGCCGGTATTCGTAAGCTGGTTCCACGTCGCAGCCACATCAAACGGGATGACAGCACGGGATTGGGCAAACAACCGGCCCTTTAAATAGGCCGGGGCGTGTTGATACATGCCGTATCGGCTGGCTCCGTTTTGATCCTGGCATAGGGTTGAATCCGCGTTGATTTTGTAGGCTGCTTTACCATCCGACCCCACCAGCGAGACGCTGCCGTCGGCGTTGGTGCGCAGTTTCGCGTCATCGACGCGGCCATTGTTGGCGCCGTCCAGATCCGCCGTGGCATAGCCGGCGGCGATGAGGGCGGCTTCGTTGCTCAGTCCGGTGACGATGTCGTCTGGGCTGTGGCCATTCCAATACTGGAGCATGCGGACGGTCATTTCGGGGTCTCCTTGTGGCGGCGGCGGCGTTTGGGTTGGGCGGGCGGCTGGAGCGCGCGTGTTGTGTACTTCGCGGCGGCGCAGTCCTCGACCAGGTGGCGGGCGAATGCGGTGTCTGTGCGGAGCGTGTCGCCGTGGCTCAGGGTGCCGTAACGGGCGGTGACGACCGTGGCGGTGATCTGGATTTCGACGAGATTCATGGTGGGCCTTGAAAAAGCCCGGCCCGGGGGTCCGGGTCGGGCTGTTCCGGTCTCAGATGGATCAGGCCGGGGTGAGGTCGCCGGCGCGGATGGCGGCGGGCCGTTCGGTGGCCAGGGCCAGCCGGCGTTCGGCGCGAATGGTGATGAGGTTCTTGGTGAAGTTGTCGGAATCGGAATCCGACATTTCCACGATGACCCCTTCGCGCTCGTAGATGGTGCCGGCCTGGGCGAAGTCGCCGACGGCGACGTTGTCGCTGGTCATGCCAACGGCGGTGGCCACGCGGCGGCCGAACAGCATGGGTCGACCGCCGGCGTCGTAGCTGAAGGCCACCAGGTTGGTGTTGGCGGTGAAGATGTCGATTTCCACCTGAGCCCAATCAGCGGGGTTGAGGACGATGGCGTCCGGGTTGTAGCCGGCCGCCTCCAGGTCGCCGATGATCTTGCGGATGAGCACCAGCTTCTTCAGGGTGCTGCCCAGGTTGGCGTCGGCGTAGCCGTGGGCGGTGTAGTTGCCGCTGTCGAGGATGCCGCTGATGTTGGGGGCGGTGCCGTCGCCGCTGACCAACTGGGTTTCCACCTTGCGGTTGACGCCGTAGCGCATGCGGGTGTCCACATAGGCGGCCAGGGCGGCGTTGTCGGCGGCGAGCTGGCGGCTGATCTTGATCCAGTGGGCCACGGTGCTGATGGGCATGTTCACCAGGGTCCAGGTCAGGGCGGATTCGGCCTTGGCCGCGCCTTCTTCCGCTTCAGCGGCGGAGTTGGTAAAGGCGTTTTCCTTGGTGAACTCAATGGCGTTGGAGGCGGTGGGCACGTGGGCGAACAGGCTTTCCATGGTGAGGGGCTGGAAGGCGCCGCTGACGATGCCGGGCTTGCGGTCCGGGGCGACGTTGGTGTCGCTGCCGGTCAGGGTGTTCTTGACCTCGAAGCCGATGCCGCCGAACTTCATGCCCTGGGCCAGCAGGCCGACCTTGCCCTTGTACTCGGCGGAGTCGATGAACTGCTTGCCCCAGGAGCTGACGCCGGGCTTGTCGTCGGGCAGGGCGGCGCCGCGCTGCTTGAGTTGCAGGATCTCGTCGGCCAGCTCGCGCTGCTTGATGCCGAGGTTTTCAATGGCGGTTTTGGTGTCGGCGGATTCTTTGCCGGTGGCCTTGTATTCGGCTTCGGCCTTGGCGGCAAAGGCTGCCAAGTTGGTTTCAATGGCCTCGACGGCCTTCATGACGGCGGACAGGTCGGACATGGTGTGTCTCCAATAAAAAAGCCCGCGCGCGGCGGGCTTGGATGGGGGTGAGTGCTACTTACTGCGGGATGCGCGCGGCGGCGCGTTGGAGCAGGCGCTCCAGCTCCGCCAGGGCTTTCGCTTCGATTTCCACGGCGTCGGGTTCCCCCCGGCCGAAGATGGTCTTGGCGCGGCTCACCAGCGCTTCGGTAAGCCCTTTGCTGAGGCCGCCTGCATCCCGCAGGAAGCGCTCGAAATCGCGGATGGTTTCAATGCCATCCATTGCAGACTTGACGCTGGTCAGATCGACCCGGGCAGCGGTGTCGGCCGGCCAAGCAACGACGGAGACTTCGGCCAGCAAGGAAACGCGCTTGATGATGCGTTTGCCGTCTTCCAGTTCTTCGTAGTCGCCGGACTTGAGCAAATAGCCGATGGAGAGTCCATCGACGGTGCCGTGCTTGAGGGCGGCATAGGTGTCTTGGGCCCGGGTGAGGCCGGGCGTGAATTCGCCTTCAACGTAAAGGCCCTTGTCGTCTTCCTTGGCGGTGAGCCATTTACCGATGGGCAGCCCCCAGCTTTCATGCTGCGCAAACATCTTGGGCTTGCCGTTTTTCTTCAGCGTGTAGTCATAGGCGCCTTTGAGGATGGTGTCGCCGTAGCTGTCCACACCCCCGAAAACAGAGGCATAGCCGGCAAAGCGGCCTTCGCCGCCTTCCATTTTGATCTCGCAATCACTGAGCGATAGGGTCTTGCGTTCCATGACTGCCTCCAGTGGGGTTGACCCGGCCCAGCAGGGCCAGGGGAGCAAGGTTGGTTTGGGCGGTGAGGTCGTCGCCGCCGGGCAGGGGCGGGTCGTTTTCAAGTTGCCGGCATTCGTTTCGGGTCTTGAGGCCGTTTTGGGTGAGCGTGGCGTAAATGGCGGCGCGGTCCTTGAGGCTGGCCCGCAGCAGGGCGTCGGCGCTGTGCTCGACGGTGTGGCGGGCCCGCTGGGCGGAGGTCAGCACGCGCTTGCGGATGGCCTGGCCCAGGTTGACCAGGGCGGGGCCGATGTTGGTCTTGTAGAAGCCATCGACGATGTCGCCCACGGCGCTGCCCCAGGTGGTGACGTTGGCGTGGCCAACCATGACTGGAGGGACGCCGAACCAGCGACATATCTCTTCCACCGTGTATTGGCGGGTGGAGAGGAGTTCCATGTCGGCCGGGTTGAGGTTGACCTGCTGGTATTTCATGTTGGCTTCCAGCACGTAGAGGCGGCTGGTGTTTCCCGTGGCCAGTTCTTCGAAATTCTTTTTCAGCCGGTCCCGTTGATCCTTGTCGAGGACGTTGTCGACCATGAGGATGCCGGTGGGTTTGCCGCCGTTGGCGAACAGGCGGTTGGCGGCGGTCTGGGCGTTGGCGGCTTCGTCGACGCTGGCGCGCATGTAGTCGAGGCGCGAGAGTCCGATGGTGCCGTTGCCCATGCCCTTGATGTGCAAGACGCTGTCTTCCGCCAGGACGGCCAGGTCGTTTCCGATGCGGTAGAAGTAGAGGACGCGGCCGTCGCTTTGCACTTGCATTTCGACCTGGTCGGCGCTCATGGGCCAGAGGGCGTAGGCTTCGCCGTTGGGGCCGCGATCGATGCGGGCGTAGGCGTTGCCGCGCAGGATCAGGTTGAGCAGCATGGCGCTCCAGAATTCCATGGGCGTCATGCGGGCGTTGGGGGAGTCGTGCAGCAGGGCCCAGAGCGCATTGTCCCTGGCCAGGTCGCGCCGGCCGCCGCCCCGTTCTTCGTAAACGAAGATGGGCAGGCTGGCCATGATGCTGACCAGGATCTGGACGCAAGACCAGACGGTGCTGATCTGGAGGGCGCCATCCGGGACGGTGGGCCGCGTGTTCTCGATGAGCGCGGTGGCCGGCTGCCCGGTCTGCCCGCCAGTGCGGTCGCCCAGGGCGTTGCCGCCAAAGCGGAACCAGCCGGTGAACCAGGTGAGGATGTTCATGCGCTGATGGGGGCGTTCAGGAAGTCGTTGAGGTCGGTGGGCGGCAGGTGGACGGCTGCCCGGCTGAGGGCCATGACGGTGGCGACGATGGGGTCGATGCGGCCGTTGGGTTTGCTGCGTTTTTTGTCGGGGCGGTAGTTGTCGTTGCTGTCGAACAACAGGGCGGTGTTGCCGGCGGCCCAGCGGAGGACGGGGTTGCCGTTGTGGCGCAGGCGGTGGGCGTAGGCGAGTTCTTCAAGTTTTTTGCTGCCCGGGTACATGCCGCCGGTGTTTTGTGGAATTTCAACCATGGGTAGGCCCGCTTCGATGAGTTCGTTGCACAGTTGCTGGGCTTGCCAGCGGTCGAATCCGATTTCTTTGATTCGGTAGCGTTGGGATGCTTCGATCATGGTGGCCTTGAGGGGGCCGTATTCGGTGACGTCGCCGGGGGTGACGTTGAGCCAGCCTTCCCTTGCCCAGCGGTCGTAGGGGGCGGCGTCGTCGGCCTGAGCGTCTACCTTGGCCTGGGGGCACCAGGTCCAGACAAGCAGGTACCAGTCTTTGCCGTCGTCAACCGGGGGGAAGACGAGGGCGAAGGCGGTGAGGTCGCGAGTGCTGGCGAGGTCGAGGCCGCCGTAGCATTCTCGGCTGGCAAGCAGATCGACACAGAATTTCTTGTTGCCTTTGTCCCAGACGGTGAGGTCGAGCCAGCCTTCGGCGTCGTTGCCCCAGATGTTGAGGTCTTTGACTTTGAAGTTGACGAGGGCGGACGGGAGGGCTTTGGCCTTGCGCGCCTGGTCTTGCATGTAGGCCAGGGTTTTGCTTTTTCCGAGTCCTGGATTGGCCTTGATCCAGGCGTCTGGGTTGAATGGGTCGTCTTCGGGGTCGAGGGTGTAGATGTAGCCGAAGAAGCTGTCGTCTTGCCGTTTTCCTTCGAGCACGGAGATGAGGTAGCTGCGGATCTCGGTGCAGATTCCGTCGGTGATGTAGCCGGCGGTGGTGATGGCGCTGAGCAGCGGCTGGGCGCGGGCGCCGAAGCCGGATTCGAGGACGTCCCATTGTTCGCGCGACTTTTGCGCGTGCAGTTCGTCGAAGAGGATGGCGTGTGGGTTGAAGCCATCCTGGGCGTCAGCGTTGCTGGCGATGGGCTTGAAGACGCCTGCGCCGGCTTCGATGCGTTCTTGGTTGAATCCCTCGAAGATGCGGAAGCTGCGGGCCATGCCGGCGCTCTTCTTGATCCAGCGTTTGAAGTTTTCAAACGCTGGCTTGAAGACGGTCATGGCTTGCTCTCGGGTGGTGGCGACGGCGTAGACTTCTGCGCCGGGTTCGCCGTCCATCATGAAGAGGTAGCCGCCTTGTGGGCCTTTCCAAGTGCTCTTTCCGTTCTTGCGCGCGACTTCTTCGTAGGCGCGGGTGAATCGTCTCTTTCCATCGCTGCGGAGCCAGCCGTAGAGGACGGCGGTCCAGAACATTTGCCATGGGTCCAGCCGAATGGGTTGTCCGGCCAGAGCGCCTTTGATGTGAACGTAGTAGCGCTCGATGTGTCGAATGACGTGCCAGCCGTGCGCGGGGCTGAATTTGAGGCCGCGTTTGTGGCCGTCTTTCAGGTCTTGGTAGTGCCGGGCCACGGCGTTGATGACGTGGCGGCATTCGTTCAGTTCTCCCAGTAGGACGGGGACGCCATAGTCGCGGTCCCATTCCTGCCATTCCGCTTCTGGGGGAATCAGGCCGCGGAGGCGTTTGGCTTGCTTTGCGCGTCCCGGACCAGATCGGCGAAGAGGTCGTCCTGGCCGCTGGCGATCCCGAGGTCTTTTTTCACCCGGGTGATCGAGGGTATGGTCAGGCAGGCTTTCGGTAGCCATTGGCCAAGTTCCTGTTTGAGCCGGCGTTCGTCGGCGGCCCAGGGCGCTTCTGTCGACCAGCCGTTGGCGGAGACCTGGTAGCGGGTTTTTTTTCGTTCGCACTCGGCGCTGGCGGCGATCCAGTCGCTGTAGGTGCGGACGATGATGGCAATCGGCAGGCCGGCAGTGATGTGTTCGAGGTTTGCCTGGGCGAGCGAGTCGCAGATGTATTTCCAGATCCGGCGCTCGCTGCTGCTGAGGTTGATCAGCGGCGGCGGAAGCGGGGACGCCAAGGTCGATGCCAACGGCGATTCAGGCCCATTTCCAGCTCCGCCCTGAATGACGGTGAACGGCGGGGCTTCGTGGCTCATTGGCGCGTCGATTCCTTACATCTGGCGTTTTTCCTCGAATTCGGGAAAAGATTGCGTCCTACGTCCCCAGGGTTTGAACCCCAGGGGGGTGGTAAATCTGCCCCATGAAAATTCGAT